AAATAGCAATGTTTCTTATAGACCTGATTATAGAATAGAAAATATTAAATTAATTATTGAATATAATGGACATCACCATTATACAATTCCCGAGAATATTCTAAATGACTATAAAAAAAGGGAAGCATATGAAAGTATGGGTTATATTGTCAAATCAATCCCATATTGGATTCAGTTAAGAGTTAATACAATTCATTATTTATTTATAGATAGAATTCCAAATTTAGATACCTCAAAATTAAAAGATCATACCACATTTCCTATGGGATTTATTTCAAAAAAGTGTGTTTTACCATCTAAATTTTGTGAGTTGGGTATTCGTGAGATGCTTAGAGAAAGGAAATTGTGGGACGAAGTTCATGATAAATATTATAAATATTTTGACTTCACATTAATTAATAAAATTTTAGAAAAAGATAGTTTTTATTCAGTTGCTAATGAAACTATTTTACCATATTTTATCGATATGTGGAAGAGTGGTTACATTTCCGGTTATAACATTGATACAACTAAATATAAAGGAATTAATAAAGAATTAGAAATATTCTCATGATTTTTATTAAATGAAAATCCCTCTTTATGAGGGATTTTCATTTTTTTGAATAAATTTGATTTAATAGGGAAAGTAATAACCCTAACCCATTGAATTATTTGATAAAAAAATTCAGCTCAATCTTCTCTACAACTCTTGTAGGCTCGAGAATTACATTAACATGAAATGTCTTGCGTTTTTTCTCGTAATCTGTAGCGCTTACTTCAACACTAAAGTTATATAATCCTCTTTTTTGTTTAATATTTTCAAGAAATGCTACAATCTCTCCTGAAACTTGAGACCAAGTAATTGCATCATTCAATTCAAAAATATAGAATCTACAGAATTGTTCTAAAGCTCTCTTACAATAAAGAACAAGTCTAACAATATTAAGATCTTGAAGAGCACTTGGTTTCGCTTGAGTTGTCAATTGTCCCCAAACCACATAACCCTGGTTAAATCTTACAATTGGATTAAGTTGTTTGAGATACATTTGATCTCTTTGACCTTGCTTAGGATTAAATCGAAGTTCTTTAATTGATTCAATAGCACCTCTATTAAATCCTGCTGCAGCCCACCAAATTTCAGCTACATTGTCATTTCTTGGAAGTAAGTATGACATATGATAAAGTGGTGAAAACCAAACGTCTTGACCAGTGAATGGATCATATACCTTATTATATTCTTCATATAAAGCGGTGAAGTAATTATTATAAGTATGATATTGAAGACGTTTTGTAATAGCAGCGTTGAAATTAGGATTATCTCCATTATCAAGCATTGCAACACAATCTCGTCTTGTTTGAACAAGAGTTGAAATTTGTGTTTTAACATCTGAAGGATAACCTGCATCCCAAACAACTGTGAAATAATAATTTTCGGTATCAAGAATTGCATCATCTACAAGACCTGCATAAGCTTGAGCAAGAATAGTTGTTGCTTCTGTAATATCAAGATCTCCAGAAGCATCAAGTAATGATCCATCAGACCCTTTTCTAAAAGGCATTGGGGTTGCTGAAGAAAATGCTGTAGCAATACTTGTATCTGCTTTTTTAACAAGATAAGTAATATCGGAATTTGAATCAAAATTTATAGTATCTCCATCCCAACCTCTTGTAGCTGTATCGAGATCTCTTCCATTATAAATTTCAGCGACTTCTCCATCAACACCTGAAGCAAGTCCTATCCAACCCCAAATTTTATTACCTTTTCCATCTTTAGCAGCGATCATAAATTCTGCATTTCCTGTTGCAGGATTAGTTTGATAATCTGTGAAATCTTGTTTATTATCAGCAATCTCTGCGGTACCAGGATTAATATCAATTGTTACGAGACCAATTTCTTTATCATAAATTTTACCAAGTAATTTATAACCTTCGGTATAATCATCATTTGTTAATTGCATTTCCCATTTAAGTAATCCTGAATAAAGTTCAAGAACTTCTCCAATATAAATAGAAGAACCTGCTTCATCCATTGCTCTTGGATCAAATGAAATTTCAAATGATTCTATAATTTGATCATCGCCATCGCTTTGCTTTTCATATACATCAAGGATATATACATCACTAATCATAGGATTTGCAATTTCAGTTATTCGAATTCCTAATCTATTATAATATTGTCCTCTTCCTATTGGATATAAAAATCCTAATGGATATGTCGGAGCTGAAGATTGAAGATTTGTTTGAATTTCAGCTTCCGAATTTAAACTATCAACATAAGTAAGTTGAACTGCACATGTAGCATCACTTGCTCCCATTACAGCATCAATTCTTATATTAGCATATGTAGCATCATCTGGTAATGGTCTCATTACGTATAATGCTCCAGATTCCCCAAGGAAATTATATGCTTCATATAATCCTTGACCATAACCTTTTCCATATGTAGCAATGTTTGGTTCACCAAATTCAGAGATTAATTCCTGTCGAGAACCTATAAATTTTAATTTGTTATCTTCCCCTTTTTCAGAAAGAAAACAAATACAACCTATAGTCGAAGGAACCTCTGCTACATATGTAGATAGCATATATGTTGCGATTAAACCGAGTCCGTTTAATCTCTTATAGTTTCCTATAAGATCAGACTATATCTTCCAGGTAAATAAATTTACCTTGACTGGCGCTTCGAGACCTCTTAGTCTCTACTCCATATAGGATAGTCGTTGAACCTTACTCATATCTTTATTCTAAAGACTTAGAGTCTTGGCTGCTGATTGCCCATATATCTTAAAATTTTTTAAACCTTCACGCTTTTCATTTCTAAATACGTTGTGGTATTTTAAGCTTTAGGGGATTCCAGCAATTCACCAGTTTTTAAATCGACCTATAAGTTATTGAATTTGATCGATAATTTTGGTGTAAACACCAGGTGAAATGTTTGTAGCCATAGTACTATTCTCCTTTTTATTAATTTTATCTATTTTTTTAATCTATAACCTATTCATTTGAGAACAGTAGTATTGAATTCCTTAAGTATTTTTGTATAATAAGTTCTTTTCCAATTTGTTTTTGCATGACATGAATGATGAAGAAATACTAAATTATTTCTACAATCATTTTTTTTATTATAATCTATGTGATGCAAATGTAACTTTTGTCCGTTATTTAATAAGTTATTACATATAGGACATAATTTTTGCTCTAAAAATATTTTATTTCTAAATCTGGAATCATAAAATTTATCAGTATAAAATTCGTCATAAATATTTTTTAATTTTTCAAATGATGGATTTCCTAATTGATAATTATTAGCAATCCATTGACCTATACATTGTTTGCATAACCCTTGTTCATTCAAATCTGAAATTATAACTCCACACTTTTTACAACTTTATTCATTTTAAATTCTCCCGTTAGAATTAAAAAATGGGTAAGAGAAATAAAACGGGTATTTCTCAAGGTGGCCAAACCCTGTCCCCATTAAGTTTTATATTTTGTTCTAATATATTATAAATGGTTACTTTTAAAAATACAAATACCAGACAAAAATTAACTGTCTATTTGCATTTTTAACAATAGTTGGAAAGGTAACTCTACTAAATAAATGAAACGGACCTGAATAACCTCCATTACTACTTTCTGAAGTAAACAATCCTGCTTCACTTAATTGATTACCATTTGCATCTTGGGACCCTAATGTAATAACAATTCTTGCTAATAACCATGAATTTGAATTTTCAGGATCTTGCTCAAAAGTAATATTATCAAATGGGTGTTTATAATAATATCCATCGTGATAATCTGCACAAGTGGCATCTGTTGCATTTATTCCAACTGCGGTATCTAAATCGGTATCTTCATTTGTGGGAGAAATGGGATCGAAAGGATCTCCAGGAAGAGTTCCGCCAACACCAACACCAAACCAACTTATAAATTCATCAAATGTTGGGGTAATATTTCCATTTGCTGTTTTTGTAGCTCTAACTGCTAACCATTCTCTCCCTAAATATACAACTAAGTTATGTTTACCAAGAAGTCTTTTTTCATTTTCTGTAGCTTCGTAAATTTCAACAAATCCTTGAGGTTTTCTTTCTCCTGGTGCAGGTTCTCCACACATAGGAAGATGATCAAAAATACATTCATCTCCATAACGTTCTTCAAACTTAACTATGAGATCCTCGTTTCCTTGACAAAGATTTTTCAATTTTTCATCCATTGGTTAAACATCCTTTTTATTACGGTACGGTGGAATTTTATATGTTTATTATTTGTTCTTAGAATATGTTAAAAACGGTAGATAAAAAATAAATTACTATATATATTAATTACTATGAAATTAATAAAAGGAGGAGTTAATATGAAAAGATTTGACTTTTTTGATATTGATAAACAAAAAAGAAGTTATGTTATGTCATGTGATATAATAAAAATTAAAGCAGTTATTGAATATGAACTTGAAATTGGAGACAAGTCGTTCAAAACAAGTGAATCAATTAAGACTAAAATTGAATTAAAAGATGGAAGTATTAGAAATTGTATCATTGAAAACCCTCGCATGTATTATCATCTGATATCTTACCTAAAAATTCATACTCTTATAATTGATCATAATGGTTATGTTTCTCATTTAGAAAATTGGAAAGATATGCCAACTAGAGCATGGAGAGTTTATACAGAGTATTTTAAAGTCGCAAAGGGAAATAAATTTCCATGCACATGGCAAGAAGTAGCAGACTCAATACCATATTTAGAATTTAGAAAACTTAAAAATATTGGTGATGCAACATGTAATGATTTAAATACATTTTTTAAAAACCATGGAGTTACATGGAGATTATTATAAAGAAAGAGGTGAGGGAAAACAATAAAACCCTCACCTCTTCGCTGGGTGAGGTAGGACAGTATGACGGGGATTTTAAAACAATGATTCTTTAAATTCTTTTTTATCAACTGAATGATTAAAGTTTTTATAATCATCAATAATTTCTTCATACATATAAAATTTAGCAGAGAAATTTTTAATTAATCCTTTCTTACCTAAAGTAACTTTAACTATATATCCTCCTATATTAGGATTTAGACCTTTCTTCTTTAGGTAATTTGTTCTTCCTTCAAATGTTCCACATTGACATCCAAAGATAGAACCAAATAAAGCTTGCATTTGAATATGCAAATGACCACAAAGAACGAATCTTATAGATGGCATTTCTTTATTACCAGAGATAATACTATGAAGTTCTGAGTAAGCAACTTGCTCTATTCCTTTTTGCAATCTATAAGAAATTGAATAAGGTACTCCTCCACTTGGATGCCACATTTTCAAATCGACACCATCTAAAATAGGGACATTGGCCTCATCAAACCCTAAGTAATGAAAATCTTCTCTTCTACTTTCTATAACTTTTAAAGGATTATGTCCTCCACCTTTTTTAATAAAGCTATAGTCGTGGTTTCCACCTATGGCATACCATTCAAAACCTTTTGGGAGATTTCTAATTAAAGAAGCTTCTTGTTCTTCTGCTGAAAGAGCATATAAATCATATTCATGACCAGGATATATGTTATGTCCCGATACGACGTCTCCTGGGACAAATATATACTTTACTCCTTCTTTTTTGCATTGAACAGAGAATTCATTCAAACTAGTTATTTGGCAACATGTCGACCCGAAATGTAAATCCGATGCTATACCAAAAATAATTTCTTTATCTTCGAGTGTATTTAATTTGGTTACATCATCAGGAATTACAACTTCGTCACTTAAGAAAACAAGATTATTTCGTAATGCTATTTCAAAACCTTGTGATCTTAAATGTTCTACTAATTCACTAATTCTTTTAGGTGGGCAAAATAATCTATCACATAATTCGTACATATCGACTTGTTTTTCAAGTTTAATTATCCTCTCAAACTCTTTAACATCGTCAATTAAGTCAGGATCATTTTGATTGTCATGAGAAGTGGAAATAGGATCTATAAAATGAGAATCTTTAGGAAGTTTATCAACCTTAATGTTTGAGAAATACTTACTAAAACTTTTATAATCTTTATTATATCCGAAATTATCTTTACAATATTCGAATATATTCTTTGCTACCCCTCCTTCTAATTTAGTTTTAATAATAAATTGTCTAAGCTCTTCAAAATTTATTGCACTCATATTAAATCCTCCATACGAGGCCAATGTATGATGTGGATTTATAATATGTTCTTTTAATCATTTGGAATTATTCTTGTTATATCATAAGATTGAATCTTTAATTAATAAACTCATCAATTATAAATATAAGAAATAGACCATACAAAAAATTGTATATATTCATACAATTTTTTGTAGAAAATTCTTGCTATATTATAAATTAATTATTGAATGAAAGTACCACAATTAGCACAAAACTTAACATGAGACTTTGACTTCTTTCCACAGGTTGGACATTCTATTTTAGTTTTAACAGTGATTGGTTTTTCAACTTCAATTCCTTTAGATGTAGTTCCTTTAAGTCTTATAATAATAACTTGAGATTGTTCAAGATCTCCCATTTTAACTTCTCTGAAACCTTGATGAGTTTCAGCTCCTTTAACAGTAATTCCTTCATCATGAGTAGGAATTGAATTATCAAGAGAATCTGAAACAACTTGGGATGAATAAACTTGAGAAGTTTCTTTTATAGAATCATTTGATAAAGCACTTGAAATAGTACTTTGTCCTGTAACTCCTCCACTAATTCCTCTTAATTTCATTCTTGCATCATGTTCTGCTGCTGAAGAACCATATCTGACTTCAGTCCATCCAAATGGATTATACACATGATCATGAAGAATAGTCTTTCTTATAATTTCAGGTTTCTCTTTTTCAAACGCAAATTCAATTCTTATAAAACCATCATCTACATTATCTCCTCTATGCTCAGATATTTCTTGTGTCTTTTGAATAAACCTAAAAGAATTACGAACTACACCTTTATCCATAAAACCTTTTAATTCAATTTCGGAATTTGGATTTACGACAAGCGCATGATCTTCAAGGACGTCTTTACTATCAATACTTATCTTTACAGACGCTCGTCTTGAATTAAGATTTTTCAAAAGGATTGAATAATCGGAACCGAAAGGAAGGATAACAACATCGTCTTGTTCTCTAAGAACTTTACCATTAACTTTAATAACTGCTATAAATTGTTCTTTATACACCATGATTTCTCCTTTACAGATCACAGACTAAGATCTCAATTGTTTAAAGTCTGTAGTTGAAATATAGCAAGAATTTTCTCATATATTTGTTCTAGTTATATATATTAATTACTAAATAGGTAGAGTTTAATTTTAATTTTTAATGGAGGAAAATAATGTCTAAAAAATTATCAAAACAAAAACATGAAACTTCAAAAAAGATTATATCAATTACACAGGATATAATGAGGAAGACAGGAGAAAAATATTTTTTAATAATAGATGTAAAGAAAGAAGCACAAAAGATTGGTATCCCCAATAGTTCTGTAACTTGGCAGGTACATAAACTTACAAATATGGGGGTCTTTTCAACTAACAAAAAAGGTTCGGGAAAATACATGTGTTATGAAAATCCACTTGAAAAATTAGAGTCAACTACTTTAATATCACCTAAAAAGGAGAAGAAAATTCAAAAGAAATCAAAGAAAAGGGTTGTGGGAAAAGGCAAAACATTCGAAACGATGAAAGATATTATTTCTAACTTATCTTCTTTAGGGACATTTTCAAAAGAAGATCTTGATAAAGTTGCTATTAAGGAGGGAATATCATCACATGCAAGTTCTTGGCAACTCCGGAATAATTTTTTAAAAGAAGGACTAGTTGAAAAAGTTCCATATCCAAAAAATTATGAAGGGAATAGAATCAAACAATTGTATAAGATGACCACAAAAAATTCAAAAGATTCCGATCCGAAAAAAGAAAAGACTGAGAAGTCTGATATTTTCAAACCTGTTGATATTTCAAGAATCACATTTGCAGAAATGGGAAAATGTATCAATGAGAGACTAAATGAATTAACCAATCTCGTTAATATATTAACTGTTGAAAATGAAGAATTGAAAGAAACTTCATCATATAAATCAAAATATGAAAAAGCTCAAAACCTCCTCAATGAAGCAAATGAAAAGGTAAGGAAACTAACTCTTGAAAACAAAGATATGTTGAAAGAGTTAGACAAGAAAGCAGAAACAGTTTTAAGTACAAGAAATAATAATTCTGTTCCTTTAAGTGCTTTCAATTTCAGACATAAATAAAATTTAAAAAAGAGAGGGTAATGATACACTCTCTTTTTTGTTCATTATATAATATACTACTATATATATTAATAACTAATAAATAAAAGATAATTAACTTTAAATAGGAGGAATTATGATTACAACAACATTAGTTATTTCAAGTCTTTTGATAGGATTGGTAATTGGAGTTAAATTAGGTGGAAGGACTTCAGATTATATTTGGGTTCAAGCAAGTAAAGGAAGGAACTATATTGATATTGGTGGAGAAACATACTCTGTGATAAACGTTTGGGAACAAGAATATAGACCATATCATTAATCCCATCTTTTGAAGATGGGAAAGGAGACTTCGCTCTCCTTTTTTAATAATTATTTTTTGTATTAATTATGGAACTGTTTCGACTGTTATTTGGACATTTTCCATTCCAGTAATACAATCGAAAATACCTGATTCATCGAATAAAGACCATCCTCCATCTACCCATGCATAATCAATTACAGATGTTGAATCTGCATTATAATATCCTGTTTCTTGAAGATGAGTATCCCAACCTTTTCTACAAATTAAAGGAGAATCATCTAATTCATCTCTTATATAAATAAAGCAATCTCTTTTATCAAATGAAGCTCCAATATCATGATAAGACCCACAATCATAAGTATCTCTATTATAATAAGAATTTTCAGATGCTTCTGGACAATGCATATCAGGATAATTACAACAAGGTTTTCCCCAGTTAATATAATCATCAAAATATAAAGTAGGTTTTTCAAGTACAAAATCATCAATTCTTACAGAATCTAATAATGGATTTTTTGTAACATACATTACTTCAACAGAAGACATTCTTGCTCTATAAGGTTTAAAGAAATTAATTAATTCTTTAATATCTTTAATTAAATGAGATTCCATACCAAGGACTATAAGAGATAAGAATGGTGCTCCAGAAGAAATATTTTCTTGAACCCAATAATCAAATTCTCTCATTAAATAACCTAAAGGTTCTAAACCTCGTCCT